TCTTCTTCTTCTTCTTCTTCTTCCTCCTCTTCCTCTTCTTCTTCTTCTTCCTCCTCAGATGAATCATCAACGAATTCAACAGTTTCTTTTGTTTCTTCTTCTTCCTCTTCCTCTTCCTCATCCGATCGAAATGCATAATCATCCAATGATTTTGGAGTATTGACAATCAATTGCTCTGCTTTCCAAGAACATCCAAATTTGCCTCCCGCGAGCCAGACGGAGGTACATTTCAACAGAGCTTTGATTTTGGCACCTCGTTTCAATAGAGATTCCATATCTGGATTTTCCAATTCGGTTCGGGTTTCATCAAAGACACGACATTCCCATTTATTGTTTCGTTTGGCAATCTTAAAACGGAACTGAGGTGGATATTTACCGTTTGGTTCTCCTGTTTCAGGATCCGTAGATACTTTTACCATGGTTGTGTAGAGTGATTCTACTGTTTCCATAGACATTTCTTTCTTTTTGTGCCAAGCAACCGAATTTTCTATACATTTCTTTTTGATTAGATTATCAAATTGAGATAGCATATTGTGGAAGTCTCCTACTTTTTTGTCTTCATCAAATCCACGAAGAGAGACATTGACTGGTATCTTTCCTTGTTCATCACTTCCATCGGGATAGAAGACATTGTCAAACGGTGTGTCCAATTCTGGTGTTTGAACATACAACGAATTTCCATTCATATTCACATAGATCATTTTAGCTCCATTGGACATGGACTTGACATCAGAAAAGGTTATTTTGGATAAATCGACTTCATTCGGACGAAGGGCCATTGACTTTGACATGACTTTGAGTAACTTTGAGTAACTTTGATTGACTTTGAGTAACTTTGAGTAACTTTGACTGCGAGTGTATTTCTACTTTACTATGTTGATTCCGTTTTAAATTATTTTCAAATTAATCGAGTGAACCTAATCCCAAAAAAAAATCCATGAGATGGATTGTCTACCTAACTACTACCTAACTACTACCTAATTACTACCTAACTACTAGATTATTGACTGCATACATCCAGATGGAATTGGGCCAAGTCTTGAATGACCTTTTGATTTATTTCATTGGAAATCGTATCATCCGTGGATTGTTCTGGAATTTGGATTGGCTGATACGATACCCATCCAGACAATCCAGCACTCGAACTTTCGATGTTTTCAATCGTCGCCGAACCTTTAGTCATGTGATGGAATTGTTCATAATTTGACAAGGCTTTCTTGATATCAATTGGAGAGGGACGAAGTTGACTTATCTTTCCAAGGAGAAACGTTCTGACTTTGTTTCCCATACGAACTGTGAGATGCGTCTTGGTCAAACGAATCTGAGTACAAGTACGTCTCCAACCTGCCTTTGTGCCTCCATTGTACTCGATATCAATGAGTATATGAGAATTGTCTTTCAAGAAGTCATAGATATCTTGTGAACCTTTGTATATAAGATTTCCTCCTGATTTGTGAGGCATTTGTTCCTTTTTAAAACGCTTGATTTCATTCATCATTTGGTTACACAAAATGTGCAGTTTGTGAATGTGAGCCATGTGTTTGTCAGACATTGTTTTTTGAGAGAGAGTATGCGTGTTTGTAAGTCACTTTACGTTGTTTTTTGTGGAGTTTTGTCTCAACTAATTTCAAATTAAAACGATAAGACCTACAAATAGTTTCTTCTAGGATTAATTTGTAAATCAGAAACCACTACTTCAGTAAGGTATCTTGTTCTGTAATTCGTAATCTAACTTGTGTGTGACCTACATTATCATAGTTTTTGTAATTTGATTCACGTAGGATATCATACGTTGTTTCTATTGTCGATAACCCATTGGTTTTCCAATCTCGTTTATCTTGTTTCACTTTTTCTCGTTTTCGTTGATCTTTCATTTGATTGTCTTTGAGATACTTATTTTTCTCTGTAAATGAATCGAAGTCTTCTAAATCAATCACAGGATATTTTGCTTTCTCAATTGGGATCGATTCACTTTGGATACGGTTTCGTAACGCTTCATCTTCACCACCCCAACCCCAGAAATTGTTAGGGTATCCATTGACTTGCGTGAATGTATCTCGATTTACAGAAATGGCTCCTCCAAAAAAGGTCTTGTTTTTGCCGTCAAGATTGTATCGTGTACCTAAATTAGCTAAGTGAATTGGATTGTCTGGATAACGTATATAATCGGGTAGTAAATCATACGAGGGTAGTAAATCTAAATCTGTTAAAATAAAAGCAACATTTGTTTCATCCAAACTTTCTTCATTTGATATATGAAATCCTATATTTTTCAATCGACCTAAGTTGAATTTGGCCATCGATGTGTTCGGGAGTTGAATCAATTTGGGTAATTCATCATAATCTGAACGTTCACTTTCTTGTTCTATTATGTGAATGTAATATCTATGACATCTTTGTTTCAATATCTGAACCATTTGACTTACAAATATGTCTAATTGGGTTTCTCTCGATCCATCCCCTGGGTCTCGGTAAGCTACAATCACTTTCACTTGGGTATCTGTTTTAGAAAACGTTGGCATAGTACGTATCGAAGATAACTTAGTTACAACCGATTCAAAATAACGGAACACCCCTTCTTCACTTAGCTCGGAATTGTAAAACTCGAGGGCATTCTTTGCAATAGTTTCACATTGAGAATCATTCTCGATACACCATTGAATCTGCGTTTCTAAATCAGATATGTCAGATTTGACTGGAACATAATGAACATACTCTTTTAGTTTGTCTTGAAACCATAACGTATACGGGGAATCTACTACTAAAATTACAGAACCCATTCGTAATTCATTACCTAAACGGAACGCTTTGACATGACCATCTATATTCAAAATATATTTGTGATTTGATTGCTCTTCTAAACTCATGAAATTTTTCTTTTTGTTAACCACAAATCCTTTAGGAGCATTCTTTGTATCAATGATTCCAAGAGTTCCATCATAGATTTTGGGTTTCTTGTTCCATCCTGTCAATTTGGCATCCAGATACGTAATACCTTTTTCTTGAAGCCGGAAAGACAACAAACTAGCTTTCAATCTCATATTTGTATCGGGTGTGATTCCACAACCTGTAGCCGATCCACGGAAAACACAGATAGGTTGTTTCGAGTTCCAATCTAAATTGTAATCTACTTCTTTAGAAAACTTATTTCCACAACTATCAAAATAGATTTTGTCTGGAGTAATTCGCAACATATCATCTTCTGTGGGTATTGGAATATCATGATAGTTGTGATTTCCACTTTGTGATAAAATCGGTGTGTAAATCGGTAACTGATACTGAGGTTCAATTGTTTTTTCGGGGAATATTTGTTCATACGGTTCTTTGTAGTCTTGTTTCAAAACTGGGAAATCTCGAGGATTGAAAAAGAAATCCATATCTTGTATCTGTTTTCCGGATTCTTGAATGTATTTCATAAAGTTCTCCAAAAAGTGACGGAAAGGTACAACTGTTTTATCGCCTTCTTGTATGTAAGAACCAAATTGAAACCTCATTCGTTCTGGTCGGAAAATACAATTATTCGCATACCAACGACTGGGATCGGACACATTTTTCAATTCACGTTTGTTTTTGAAATTTCGTTCTTGTAACATTTTCTTCAAAATACCTTTGTTTTTCGAAGCTTCTAACACAGATTTCCAATTATTCACATAGTTTGCATTATTGAAAGGTAAATAAACCGATAACCGATTATCCCGTATAGCAACATACACACCCTTTTTCAATTTATCAAATAGATATTCAAATGTATGATACGTTGTGTCACTGTTGTATCCAGAATAAATGGAACTATCGGATTGTGGAGTTTTAGGATACGTCAACATTCTTGTTTGTAAGAAACCATAACGTTCGAATTGTAGTTCATCTCCCGCATGAAAATACGTTTGATTGAATTGAATGTATTTTGGATTGGTTTGAATTTGTCGTAAGTAAGCTTCATAGGCTTGTTTACTACGAATTGAATCCAATTGTTTCCAACTTATGTTAGATTCACATTCATCTACATTGTCAGCCGAATACATGTCCACTGTTTTTTGGAATTTATCAATGTTTGTGATTTTGGATAAGGTGTCGTCTTCTTCGTCTTCTATGGGTTCATCCTCGTCTTCCTCATCAATATCAAATTCTTCCATCAATTCATCTAACATCTCTTCCGGATCTATGATATCTTCTGGTTTCTCTTCTTCTGGTTTCTCTTCTTCTGATTCATCTATGTCTTCCATAGATTTGTCTTCGAGTGTTTGAATGATTTTATCATAGTTTGATTTATCATCCGATACATTCAATTGTAAATAAGTTTGAATTGCTGGATTGTCAATCGATACATTGGAGACTAATCTTGGAGCAATCGACATAGTTTGTAATTCTTGAAGAAGCATTTTCATTGAATAAGGCAACGGAACTTTCACTTTGGTATCAATCGATCCTGAATAATCAATCAATCCATTCATTTGATCCACTTGGATTTGAAACTTATCAGATCGTTCCATTCCACTTTCTCGTAAAAAGTAACTAGCACCATATCCAATAATACTGTCTCGTTCCATTTCTCCTATACGTAATCCACCCTGATTCGCTCTACCCGCCGCCGGTTGACGAATGAAACTTTGTAAAGGTCCTGTTGAACGAGAATGCATTTTATCGGCTACCATAATTTTCAACCGTTGATAATAACACGGTCCAAAAAAGATCGAGGTTTTGATTTGTTCTCCCGTGATTCCACTATACATCACATCTTCTCCGTGGCGTTCATATCCCACAGATTCCAATAAACTCATATAATCATAAGGAGATCGATTTTGAAACGGGGTGGCATCTCCATGATATCCTGTTTCACAACACACTTTTCCTAAAATCATCTCTAAAAAGTAATTCATAGTCATACGACTAGGAAAAGCATGAGGGTTAATAATGATATCAGGTACAATCCCTTGTTCGGTGAATGGCATATCTTTTTGTTCTAAAACCATCCCACACATACCTTTTTGTCCCGTTCGAGTGGCAAACTTATCTCCAATTCCGGCAATTTTCTCTTTACGAATTCGAATGCGACATTTTCGAGTGGAATCTCGATTTTCTGTGACAATGACTTGATCGACATATCCACTGGCTCCATAATTCAACTTGTCATAACTTACATAGTTAGTTTGAACTCCATCAGGGCGGTTCACTGTAGTCACTTTGGATACCATGACATCTTCATGAGTCAAAAAGGTATTTTCTTTGACAATCCCATTGTCATCTATATGAGATAAATCGTCTTTTACTTGGGTTGTGTTTTTCATAAATTGTGGATTTCCAAACAACGTTTGAGTTCCTTTTTCATCAGATTCATTGGATTCATAACTTCGTAAATACAAGGAACGAAACATACCTCGATCCACCGACGATTGATTCAAGATAATTGAATCTTCTTGATTGTATCCAGTGTACGATGCAATCGCTACAATCGCATTGGCACCATAAGGCATTTTGTCTATGTCAATGTATTTGTGAAAGCGTGATGCGATTAACGGTTTTTGAGGATAATTCAATATATGACCAAATGTGTCAAACCGTGTATTGTATTGTGTAGAATAAATACCTACCGCTTGTTTTGTTTGTTGACAACTGAATACATTACGAGGATATTGACTGTGATCGGGAAACGGTACATGAAGTGCAAGGGGACTCAAAATCAACGAATTATGAATTTCTGAATGGGTGTGATCCGGATCAATACTATAGATATCTTTGGCAATGTAGGTTGATTCAGATTCACTTGAATCAATAAATTCAATTACAGCCGAACTCGTTTTCAAGATATCACGAAAGTCATCTCGTTTTCGTAAATCTAAATAGTCTTTTTGAAAATACGTATTTGTATCTTCTATTGTCTTGACTTTTTTGATCATATAACCTAAAATAGCCTCGTTCCAAGAACCTACCATTTGACCTGTCTCTAGTAGTCGGTTTGTACCGTTGTATAGTTTGAATACAGGACGAATGATTCGTCCACGATCTGAAAACAAATGAATTTCATCGGTTTTACGATTCCATCGAATCGAAGTATGAATATGAATAAACGAATTCAATTTCATTAGTTTCAAATCTTCTTCTAATTCTACTGGGTTTTTGTGCAATCCAATCCACTTACCATTCAAAAATACCTTGGTATACGACAAATCTGTACTCACACTATCTTGTAATGAAATCATATCTAAATCTTGTAAAGCAAGTAACAAGGGTTTTTCGGATTGAGTTAAGGTAATGTCACTAATAATCGTCAAATGATTGATGATCCCTGTATTTCCTCCATCGGGTGATTCGGTTGGACAGACAAATCCCCATTGAGATCCATGCAATTTCCTAGGTCCCACCGCTTTCGAACCTGAGGCTAACGGTGTCACTAAACGACGAATATGAGACAATGTACCTAACATACAATTTCGATTCAAATCTTGGACAATCCCTTGTCTCGCCGAAATACCGGTTCCAAATCGACTTCCAAAAGATTTCATCAATGTATCCATAATCGATACATCAAACATCGCATGCAGATTTGAGGGATTGATCAGGGTTTCAATTTGACCTTCCGTTTTGTCAAACGTAAATTTATATTCTTTGTCAATTTTCAATGACAATTGTTTTTTGAATTTATTCCACAGTTCACGGTACAATTCTAACAACAAACTACCCGATGTATCCACACGTTTGTATTGATAACTATCTCGATCCACATGTTTCAACACCCCCAAGTATGTCAACAATAATTTACGTACTGTATAACACAACACATCTACTTTCTGGCTTGTATCCGCACCATAATTAGGTAATAAGTTGTTTTGGAATATATCCACAATATTTATGACATCTTTTCCTTTGGTAAACATCGCTAAATATTGATATGCTTGATATCTCGATTGAAATGCTTTCGCTTCTTTGTGTGAAAATTTCAACAAATCAAACATAGATTGACGTAGTAACGATGTATCCGTTGGATAGATGATTTTATCAAACAAATGTTTGTCTGTTTGATCTGACAAAGCTCGTAACAAAACAAACAAAGGAATCGGTATATTGATATCTAATATACGAACTACCAATCGAGTTTGGACATTTGTGGAATCTTTCAATGGATTGATCGATTGTCGAATCAACTTGATTTCATTGGTACGACTTGATTGAAACCCTTGTGTCGATACAGATTTAATAATCGCTTGTAATTTTACATTCTCTTCATAACCTTTGTAAATATACATGATATCATTCACTTTGGTTTCCTGAGACAAAATCACTTTTTCTTTTCCATTGATGATAAAGTAACCTCCTGGGTCATAAGCACACTCACCCAAATCTCTGAGTTTCACTGGATCTAATCCATTCAATAAACAACTCGAAGAATGAACCATGATCGGTAGTTTACCGAGATTGACTTTTTCAAAAAAGCGTGTCACTCTACGATTACCTTGAGTGATTTTGTATACGATAGATATATTACAATAAACAGAGGACGCATACGTCAACCCATTCAATCGAGCATTGTTAGGATACAAATATTCGAATTGTTTTGTTTCACGATTATACATAGTCGGAGAGGATAAGAACAAATTGTCTTGAATGGTACCTGTCACATTTCCCTGGTCATCCAAGCGACGACCAAAGTAAATTTGGATTTCATAGTTGAATCGAGTTGAGTTCGCATCTAAGGGTTCTTTGTACAATAACATGGGTTTTCCATCGTCTTCAATAATCGATCGAATCCCTCGACTCGAATAGACAAACTCATCATACGATGACAATTGATGTTTCGATTTGTAGTTGGGTGTATCACGAAAATACGTATCAATCAAATCCCATACATTCAAAGGACTCAAGTCTCGTTCATCCAGTCGTGTATCTTCGATGGGTTCTCCACCTCCCTCCATAGTTTCGTCTTCATCTTCATCTATGGGTATTTCTGATTCTGTATCCCATTCAATGGGTTCTTCTTCCTCTTCTACTGGTTCTTCTTCTTCTACTGGTTCTTCTTCCTCTTCGTCATCTTCCTCTTCCCTATCCGATACATCAGGTATGACAACTTCGGTTGGATCGTCTGATTCCTCTCGAGTGAGAACCACTTTGACATCGTCTCCACCCTGGAGTCCATCTATAGGTAGATCCATTGGATTTAGAGGGACAATTTGATCATTTACATTTTCTTGTAAATCATCTACATTGGTTTCATAAAACTCAGAATGTTGTTTGACATCCCCCGGTAGAGTGACTGTTTTCAAATCAGACATAATGAGTATATACTATTATAATATTTAAATAATCTACATTTATAGTATATGAAAATTTATATTTTTGATTTAGATAATACGTTGTTATACAAACCTTACAAGACCTATGGAGATATCAAACCCGATTTACAATTGTACAAACTATTAGATGAAATACCCTATGCAAAATACATCTATTCGAATGCAACGCGAAACCATGTCGATAGATCACTGGATCGTATAGGGATAGATTCTATGTTTCAAGCTAAATTCACTCGGGATGATGTACAGATGAAACCCGATCCCAGAGGATATCAATATGTCAACACAATGACGTTGTTTCAAAGTGTCAATTTAGATTATGATTCCTTTCAACCTCAAGATACCTACTTTTTTGATGATTTGTTAGAAAATTTGTATACAGCCAAACAGTTTGGTTGGATTACATTTTGGATCAGTTCTTCGGATCAAACGTATGACTTTGTAGATTTCCAGTTTTCCACAATAGTGAAAGCCCTTCGTTTTCTCAAGACACAGGAAATACAGCGAGGGTACAGTCCCGTAAGTCTGATTTAATGGATTGTAGAAAGTGTTTTAATTTACGACCACTTTTTTCTACACCATAATGTTTGAAAAAGTACTTTCGAGGTGTCATTGACTCGATTTTTTCTAAAAATTTGGGAATCACGTCCATCTGATCGTCTTCATCGATAAATATCCCTGTTTGATCATGAATATATTTCCAACCCCCTAGAATCGATCGATTCATCAATACGGGTTTATCTAACGTTAACGCTTCGGTAATTGTTCTCGGACTTGCGTCTTCAAACGATGGGATCAACACATATCTGGATTGTTTCATTTTTTGAATGAAATCCCAATACTGCAAAAAGTCTGTACGAACAACGCGAGATGTATCGTGAATATCTAATGGGCAAGTTTCATGGCCTATTACAATACCTTTTTGATCAAAATGATTTGCTAATGTTTCAACTAACGATTTACACAACGGCCAATTTTTATTATGATGATGCCACCCTTTGTTACACTCTTCATCGGATGGACAATACACTAAAAAATCATAGACAATTTGATCGTATTCAGGAGTTAAATTCATGGTATCCGCAAAATCAGATTCCGAAAGCAACAAAGTGGGTAACTTGGTAGGAATATAGTTTCGAGGATTTCGAAAAGGATGTAACCAACCAATCACATAGTCTGAATGATAATATGGTTTTCCTTCAAATTCCATAGTTTCGTGACACGTTCCATGGGGATTCAAACAAGGTTGAGGAAACGATGTATAACTACTACAACCTATAAATTGAATTCCTTTGTCTAAACATTGTTTGAAAAACTTAATATCTTTTGTGTCTTCTAACGGACCACGAATACATAGTATATTTAGATTGTTTCCATTCTCATCTTGTATATTGATAAAAGGCCACTTCACATTCGGTATGTTTTGAGGATCAATATTCAAAGAGACCTCCTCCCAATCTACAAATCGATATACCAAATAACAGAAAGCGATAGTTGATAAAAACAATATAAAATAATAAATCATCTATGTCTATAAAATGATACAGAAAAAAAAAGATAGACTCACACTCGGTATCGCCTTTGTCTTATCTTTATTGGGAGGTTTGATTGTATACTACTTGAAAACAGATGAAATCACAGAATTGAAACGAGAAATCAAACAATTGAAACGAGACAAACAAAACTTAGAAACAAAGCTAAACCAATATTCCGGAGTGATATCTCAATTTTAATTTAAACATTTGTGACTAAGATACAATAAACCATGTTTCAAGTTCACTATCCTGAAAGATACACGGATCGATTGAATCTTTCCCGTTATGTACAAGGATCCAATCAATCGACTCCAAAACAAAGAGTCGAACTCAAAAAATACAACTATTTACTCGAGTTGCTTTTGTATACAGTCGATACGGAAAGTTTACTTCACAAAGACAACTATATAGAGACACGGACATTAGAATTGGCTACCGAACTAGACGAAGATATGGAAACAACATATACACGATTCAACTATCGAAATTCGTTTAAAAAGAAATTAATTCAATCAGGTCTTCAGAAAAAGACATGTTTATCCTCGATCTTTTATTTATGTGATCGATTTCAATTTAGTTTGACTTTACAAGATGATATGACAAATCAAAGTGTGTGTATCAATTCTAACTATTCGATTCATCATCAATGTAATTTTGACAATGGATGGTATTACACTGAAACTGTTTGTAAACCAACACAGACTCAATTTACATTTCCCTTTGACACTTGGTTTGAAGATGATTTGAAACAATGTTATTACATTTATGATGTTTTGAAACCGATTTCAAAATACAAAGTAACAGAAGTAAAAGAACTAGCTCAAATATATAATTTATCTATGAACAAGTCTATGAAAAAAAAAGATATCTATGATTTACTGTATTTACATTTACAAAAGCATAAAGTTATCACTCACTGCACTGGGTCCATTGGCGCTTAATCCACTAATGGGAGTTGCTTTTTGAAGGGGTTGATTGAAACTGGAAGGAGCGGGTGTAGCATTGTAACCTAATTTTTGGGAAGGCATGACTTGTTGTGTCGGTGTTTGAATTGCAGCTTGTTGTTTCACTTGTGTGTTCACCGCTTGTTGAATTGCAACAGGATTCGCTGGATGTTGATTCAAAGGCATTGTGGGTGGAGCATCCGGAGGAATAATTTTGTGAAGATTAGACACGCTCAAAAAGACAATCACAGTTTTCACAACATACGCGATTAAAGGAGCACATAACACAACCCAAGCTAAGGTGGTTTCATTGTATTGACATAATCCAAATAAAATAATTCCAGTGACTAATAACATCGATACTTCATACCAAGTGAACATATCACTGATATTTTTAACTTTTTGATTTTCTCCTAGTTTACTTGATTCTGATCTCACATTGTAAATGCAAATTGCTGTCACAATCACTATCAATACATAAGCGACTAATGGTGAACATTTATCCATCTTAAACAATTCTGAAAAACTAGAAGATTCCATACTATATATATTGTAAATATATTTATTTTTGATAATTTGACTTTTCTAATTTAAATCTTTCTCACAGTAATAATGACATCTCGGTGTGATTATTGTCATAAAAAAATCAAGGGGTTGATTCCCATTCCCTGTGATTGTCAAAAGAAATTTTGTATGAAACATATGAACAAACATAGTCACAAATGTCAGACATTATTGAAAACAAATATCACAAATTTACCCAAAGTCATTTCAGATAAAGTTGTGAAAATATAATCTACATTAGTATATCATGGAAAGATATCAATCTCAATTAGTTGATTATTCAATCGCTAAATCCAGTGCGTCTACCTGTGAATCTTGTTCATCCAAACCCACATTTATTGAAACAACTCACAGTTTGTCATATACCTGTGGTAAAACAACGAAAGATTGTGGAGTTCAACAAACGATAGATTTAGCTCGTTATGAAAATGTTGTTAAATCTGTTCCTTATGAAACCCCTTACAATGATTCTGTACTACAATCCTTGTTGAATATCCAACCTCCTAAACATCCAGAGTCTACGTATGATCAAGTTCAATCTGACTTTGAAACTCAAAATTCACTCGATGACAAAAAATCTCGTGTGGAATCATTAATGGATGAAATCAAGAAACTATCCAGAGAAAAATCTAGTAAAGATCCATCAGACTACATTCAACATAGCAAACGTATCTCTGATTTGTATGGTCAAATACGAGACATTGTGGAAGAAGTAGATCCATTCGTGATTTTACAAAAACCAAAATTCACATCAATTGAATCCGCGACTAAGAAACCAGTCAAAGAGAAACCAGT